TGACAAGAGTTGTGAGTAGAAAGTGGCTGAAGTCTGTGCTGACAATGGGATAAGTCGGTCCCGTCGGTGGTGTATACGACGGAGCCACGTCTAAAAAGGACGTAGAGTGATGGACGGACAGATATACGGATAGGTAGCGTTGATCTTACCTAGTTGTATGGGAGCATTGTTCTGGAAGTGTTCGAGTGTCTCGAAAAACACAAATTGCTTGTTACTGGTCCAGTTGTTTGAGGCCAGTACGCCAGCAATCGTGTCTCCAAGCGCCAATGTTCCTACAATTTGCAAGCACTGGAAGGTATTGGGCACTATATTCTCCCAGCCCGTGCAATTTGCAACGGTTTCTGTTTCTCCTTCTCGTATCATGGAGACTTGAGGAAGAATGTAGGTTGTGCTTGGTGGGCCAACTGACGGTTTACGGAAATTGCAGTCGAAATCCAAAAGGATTGGAACTACAACATCACTTGTAACATTCAGCGCACTTTGCAAAACCACAAAGAAGACGCCTTGTGTTGTGGCGATCTTCTCTTCAGAATCACGGTCTGTCATTTTCCAGACGGACTTATCTAGCGACGCATTGGTGGAACTTGGGGTCCAAACTGGAACACTGCAAGCGCCAGGTAGAGCGAAAGCAATCTTGGCAGCATTGGGTCCGGCTTGGATCTCAAAGTCTGGATTGGCATTGTAAGCAATCACGAATTGGCCATTGGTTGTAGTGGAGAAATTCGAGGCTACGGTGAGCTTTGCTTTGGCAAACTTGTACTCCTGGAAGAGGCGTGATAGGTTAAGAAGACGTTCACTACCTACATTCTGGGGGGAAAGTTCGAAACGCCAAACTGTGCCAACTGGTGTGGTGGCATTGACTAGGACGTTGCTAATATAGTCTGATTGGACCTCGCGATGAGTCAACTGTTGGGATTTCTGCTCAATACGGTAAGCCGTAGTGACAGGAATGTTAGTCGTTGACATTGGCTTGGAGGCTGGTCTGCGCACGGGTCTTGGGCGTGGTACAGGCCGGGAAGCCATTTTCATCTTAAGTTGGGCTAGCTCTTTGGCTAGTTGCTTATTTGATTTGGGTGCGGATTTCATTTTATGAAAATATAATTTACTT